CTAAGGATTTCCCTATCGATTTCAGCTGCTACCTGCTCAGATAATAAAGCCGTTAATTCAGCTTCAGCATCAATGTTATGGAATGCACTAACGTCTTGTGCTAATTCTGGAGACCAAGTTGCTCTTAGTTTTCTTTCAGTAACCGAAACAACTACTTCATCAAGTTCAAAAGAAACTTCACCCATTTCTGTAGCGAATTCTAAAGAAGCATATTGCATCCAAGAACCTGAGAATGTAGCACCTGTCGTAGCACCTGAAGCACAAGCTCCAATGTAACCATCGAAAGAACCAGAAGAACAATCAACACACGCTGGGTGAGTTAAATCAACTGTTACTAATAAACATCCATCAGGATTACAGATATCACCATAATTAACGATACCTCTACCATATTGTTGTGCCGTTACATTAAACGGAACTGAATCACCTGCTGCGATAATAACATTACCGTCACAATCTGCGATATCAGCACTAGCAACAATTCTTAATGATGCTAAGAAAGATTCTGTATCCATTTCGTTTCCGTCAGGTCCAGTTAATCTTCCTGCTCCAGCAGTTGTGAAACCTGAAATACACATAGAAAGACTTCTAAGTGATCCATCAGCAGCAACTGGTTGGTCAGCGAATGATGTAGCAACAGTATCACCGTTTGCACTTACAATTGCACCAGAAGCAGTAGCTACTTGAACAGTTGCAGTACCTTTAGATGCATCAAACATACCATCATTGTAGAATATATCATATAATGATTTTTGTAAGAATTGTGATACTGTTGTACCTTCGTTACATCCACTAAATACACATTCTTGACCTGGAAGTGCTGGTCCGTTAAGAGGAGCATGATTTCTTCCAGAAGTTTTAGGTACAAAGTAGAATAATTTTCCAATTGGCATGTTCATCGCTTGTACCGATACGATATCATTAGCCAATAATTTTGAGAATACCCTTCTTACGATAGGGAATACTACAGTTTCGAAAGAACCTGATGAGTTAGCATCAGTAGCTTCGTTTAATAATGAAGAAGCTTGGTTTTCGTATAACTGAGCAATATTCTCTTTTACGTGACCTTTTAAACCATCTAAGAATCCTAAAGAATCCCATTTACCGATAGTTTTAGATCTGATTTGTTTCAAGTGTTCAAGTCCGATATTTCCAACTTCACCTGAATTTAATAAATGTCCCATTTTTTGGTTTTTATTTTTATATTATTATTATTAATTACGAAATTTTTCTCATTAAATCTTTTATTGCTGCGATTTGCGGGTCCACATAAGTAGTAGACTCATTCAACTCAGATTTAGACGACTTAACAGTTTTATTAACTCTATTTTCTACAGATTCCGTAATAGGTTTTTTAGTTTCTAATTCACCTTTTACTGTTTTATAAATAGATTTAGATTCTTTGATACTTTCTGCATTGTCAAACCTTTTTAAGATTTCCATCTTTTCGGTTTTAGTTGTAGAATGTTCAGTGAATAATCTATTTACATAAGCTAAATTTGTATTAAATAAAGCAACTTCGTTTAATTTATTCTTGAATACTTTAAGTGCACCTTTATACTGTTCGTTTTTAGATTTCAACTCTTTGTATTCTTTCATAAGTTTTGATTCCGATACTCTTTCTACATTTTTAGGTTTTCTTGGTGTAAGAGTTTTTCTAGATTTTTTAGATTCATTAGCATAAGATGTACCAGCTTTAGCACCGCCATATCTTTGTCTACCACCACCGTAAGGTCCACTCTGTTTATTATTTTGAGTTTTATCTTCAGTGATTTCTTCATCGACATCTAAATCAACAACTTCTTCATCCATATAGTCTAAATGTGTTGCAGGTTCATCACCTTTCTCATCACCACCTTCTTCCATATAATCAAGTTCACCTGGATGAGTTAAAGATTTTTCACCTTTACCTTGTCCATATGTCCCTTCATAGTCTAAATGTGTTGCAGGTTGATCACCTCTCATTGAACCATGCATTTCATCAAGTTCAATTTCATAAACAACCTCATCATTACTACCACAACCTTCACAAAGTTCTTCGTCTAATTCCTCAGACTCCTTTATGTAGTATTCTGCACCAGTTTCGTTATCTGTTAAGTGAATTCCATCTTCATCTTTAACAACTTCAACTTCGTCTTCATCGCTCATTTTCTTAAATACTGCGATTACTTCGTCATCAGAAGCACCTGTTAAATCAAGTTCATCATCACCCATATCTAAATCCATAGGTAAATCTGCAACCTCAATATCAACATCGCCACCTCCAGTTAAAGTGTCTAGATCAAGATCTAATTCCAACCCATCCAAATCAATATCCGCATCTGCGTCTATTTCTTCTTCTGAATCATCTCCAGCTTCTAAAGCTGGCACGTCTTCTTCTTCATCGGACCCTTCTACATCGATAAGTTCTTCAACTTCTTCTTCATCTTCTTTTAAAGATGACTCAACGATGTTCTCAATTTCTTTCTTCATATGAGCGGAAAGCATTTCTTTCGTATTGGCTTTTAAGGCATCCTCTAAAGACTTTGCTTCTAACAAAGCCTCTTCGATGATTGATTTTCTTTTTGTAGCCATCGTAAATTTTTCTTTTTTTTTCTTTACATTGTTATTATAATAAAATGTTGCACTACGAAGTGCCATTTTTTTATAAATATACGAAAAATGATAAAAGTGTTACTTTAATGTGAAATTAATCTGACAAAAAATTATTTAAATTATCTATTAATAAATTTTTATCCTTATTTTCTTTAGATTCTGACATTTGTTGTTCCCTGCTTGGCTCTTCACTATATATCCAAGATCCTGGGGTTGATGGGGAAGTTACCACATCCCAACAGATTAATTCGAAGTCATCTTGGACAATATTTTTACCGTCTTCTTTTTGTAATGACCCAACACCTCTAGAGGATACCCCAATCTTTAAACCTTTCCTTAATAAATTAGCTACTTGATCACCTTCACAAGAAATAATTCCTTGGTTAACAAAACCTGGCGACATAATAATTTCTAACTTACCCATTAATACATTACCTTCCCACCATAACTCAGTTACATTATGAGAAATTCTACTTATAGCTACTATGGAAGATTCTGGGTGGTCGGCTTCTCCCATCGCCCTTTTTTCTTTAATAAGTTTTAAATAATTTTCAGATTCTTTTCTTAGAATACTTTCAGGATATACTCTCCCATTTTTATTCTCCACACCGTACTTTTGCATGACGGCATAAACAATTAATGGTTCCTCTACTATTGATTCACCACGAGTTAATTTATTTATCTCGTTTATAAAATGTTTATTGTCTTTGGGTGAGATATAACCAGCATCATATTCAATTAGGATACCCTTTTTATTTATCTCATTCTTTTTTAATATTTCCATAATAGTAATATAGTTTACATATAAATATATCTATACTATAAAAACTATTATTTTTTAGTTTTATAAAAATTAAAATATGGTTGATTATTAAGACACTCTTTAATTAAATTATTTATAATTGCGGTAGTGTTATCGATTATCTGAGGTTTATGTACTGGTATTTTATTCTTTTGAAATAAGGTTATCTCACATGACATAAAACTTCTTTTTTTGTAACTTATCCCTGAAGATCTCATGTCTAAATCTACTATATATTTATTGTTATGAAAATCTTCTTTATTTAAATTAATATTTAATGTTTGTTTTATATTTTTTCTTAGGTTATTAATGATTTTATCGTAGTCTATTTCATTTTCTTCTTTTAGTAGTTGACCCCAAGCAGATAAACTAATATATATACTTTTAGGGTTTTTGTTATCTACTGTCCCAATACTTATTTTATAATTTGGGTTTATATCTAATTTTATTTCTTTTCCTCTTTTCATTCATAGTATTTTACTTTATGTTATTATAGTAAAGATACCCATTTTTATTGGGTATGTCAAATAAAAAGTATGGGGTATAAAAAAACCCTCATTTGAGGGTTTTAATTAAATTATTCTATAACTGAAGTTTTAAGGTTATATATACTATCTATATCCGTTGGGTAACTTTCTTCATTATATGACATTCTTAATAGTTTGTCCTTTACCCTTAATAACTTATCTTTTAAATCTATATCTGTATTTTCTTCTAATCTCTTATCTAGTGTATCAACACATTCATTTTTTAAGGTATCGTAAACCTTTTCTTTTTCTTCACCATTCCCATTTAAAACTGTTTTAATAATTTCTCTTTCACTTTCAGAAATGTCTTCATATTTTAAATTAAACCTATTTACTGCCATTTTAGTTAATACACTAGGGGGTACGTCCACAGTGTCAAACTCATTCTCCACTACTTCTTCCTCTTTTAACATATTTTTAGTAATATAATTTAAAGATTCTTGTAGTTTATCTATAGTTGTTGCCGATGGGTGGGTATTTCTGAGTACTTCGATATGATTATAAATTTCTCTATTTTCTGTAGTTATTTCTTTTTTACCTAAAATAGTAAGTAATTTTTTTATCCCTTTTGAGGGGTTATTATTTTTTAATAATTTAATGTTTTCTTTAATATAATCTTTAGCGTCTATTTCACTAGTAAATTTTTTATGTGTTAAATTTTTAAAAATTAAATATTCTTTTTTTAAATTATCGTCTTCTTTTAATGTTTGTACATATTTTGTAAATAATTTTTTACCTTCATCATTTTTTGTCAATACTGATTCAGATAAAATATTATTAAAAGTGTCTTTAAGGTTCCCGAAATTGTTCATAATGTTTTTCTTTTATAATAAATATTAAGATTTAATAAAAAGTCTATTTTTCTTCGTTATCTATTATATTATCTATTTCTTTAGACATTTGTTCTATCTTAGTGTTGATGGTATCTACTTCTTCGTCTATCTCATCTACATTATAAACTCTTTTATCATTATCAATACTTTCTATTAATCTCTTTAAATATGTATTTTTATATTTTCTAGTTTTTTCTAAAAGTTTTTCTTGTTGTTCTACTAATAAATTATTTACTTTATTACTGGTAGATTCGACTGCCGCTCCAGCTTCTGCTTCGGTTGCTTCACCTCCAGCTGCACTATCTGCCGCACTTTCCATACCACTCATATCTCCACCACCAAAGTCGCCCCCACCAAAGTCATCTCCTCCTTCTGTACCTTCTGTACCTTCTGTACCCTCAGCACCTTCTTCTCCCGCAACTGTACTAAAATCTCCATATAATGTATCTACACGATCAAACAATCCAGTTTTCTTAATAACTGTTGATGTTTGTTCCATTTCTGCAGATGCAGCTTTTTCCATCCGTTGTTGTTCTAAATCTGTTCGTATTTCCTCTTCAGACATACCTAAGATTTCTTTTTTAGCTCTCGTCATAGAATAGGCACCAAAACCGTTACCCGCATCTGATACTGCATCTTTATATAATGTTACTTTAAGTTGCTTCTGTTCAATTTTCAACATCTCTGCTTGTGTAGATGGGTTATTTAAAGAAAGTGTAAAATTTTCTAAATCATCTTCTAACCCTAATACATATAAGTGAATGATTGCAATTTTATTTAATTCTTGAATAATTGCTTGTTGTACTCTATTAATAGTCCGTGCAAAACGTATATCTTGTAACGCTAAATTTTTCCCTTCACCAGTTACCTCCTCAAAACCTAAAAATGGTTTAGGTACTCTTAATGCAGTAAATAATTTCTTTTGTAAGAACTGAATATCTGCAATCTCTGACAAATTAGTGGCACCAGGTAATGTATCTATAGGGCTTGGTGCATTAGGATCTCTCACAGGGACAAAATAATCTTGGTCTTGAGCCATTTGATTGTATCGTGTATCTATTTGTCCTGTCTGTTGATCAATTACAGGACTTCTCTTAAAGTTATCTGCAATTTTATTAACATAGGCGGGTACATCTTTCTCATCAATGTTACCGACATAAATTTTAAATATTCTTCTTTCTGGTGCTCTGGTAACTCTATAGATTAACATAGCATCTTCAGAAAGTAGTAATTGTTTCCATATTCTTCTCGCCTTTTCTAATATAGATGTCCCATATGGTAATCTTCTATCATCCCCTAGTAATCTAAAATGTGCCACCTGCCAAGCATTAAATTCCATATCTTTTTGTCCCCATACAAATTTAACTGGGTTAAATTTATCTTCATCTGCCGTAGACGCATTCTCACCAAAACCATCATTTTCTTTTCTACTTACCTCTATATTAGGTAATTGTTTTACTCCTTGTATACCTTCATCACTATCTATAGTTAAATAAAGAAAATTATCCCCATATTTACATGTGTTTCTGACCCACATAGGTAAATTAGTGTGGATATCTAACCTATTAAAAAATAAATCTTGTAATATCCTTCTTACTCTTTTACTTTCGGAGAATATATTTAAAATTCTACCTTCACCATTAGGGGTAGTAGATTCTTCCATAAATATATCTAATGCTGCTGCAATTTCCGGGAAAAATTCCATTCCCTCGAAATCTGCATAAGATGCTAACCTAGTTGTTTCATAATATATGGAGTGTTGATAAATTTCATTATCTACTTTTTTCCATTGATTTGATAAATATGCATCTTGTTGTCTCTGTAATAATTCATAATCATATTCTTCTTTAGATTGAGTTTTTAATAACTCTTTATCATTTAAAGAATATCTAGACTTATTACTTCTTTGTGCTCTTTCTGGACCAAATAAGTCAGAAAGTTGTTGGAATACTGTTTTTTTTGCCATTTTAATTAATATCTTTTTACTATTATAATAAATATCTAGGAAAAACTAAATATTACTTTATACCAAATAACCAATTATATTCACCACCATCATCTTTTTTATGATTTTGGTTGGGGTGATAAGTAGGGGTATTACTATAAAAGGGGTTAACATGTGTTTCTTTAGGTGTTATTTTATTTCCACTATTACTCACTGTAGTCCAACTATCTAACATTGCCCTAGTTTGTTTTTCCGCAGCTTTTAATTTCTTAAAGGTTGTCTGTACTACAAATAAAGGCATCGCCAAAGCCATAATAATATCATCATGATATCCGTCCATATGATCGGGACGACCATTCCTATAAACAAAAGTCCTCAATTCCGATATTAATCTCACTGAACGAATAATTGTTGTGTTTTCTCTAATACCTTCTTCTAAATCACTAACCATTTGTAACCTACTACTTCCCACATTAAAACCAGGTACTTTATCTCCTTGTTTATAGAGTGTCTTAGCATATTTATCACTCAATTTCCTACTCTTAGGGTCATCATAATGTAAATGTTCGTAACCCATTTCTAATAACTTCATAACTGTAGATACACCCATTCCTCCAGTTATATCTACTACTGTATATGCTTTGTATAAATTACCATATTTATACACTATTTCTGCTAATAAATCTGGCGGTAATTTATATTTAAATTCTGCAACTTGTTCTAAACCATCAAAATCTAAAATAACAATAGTAGAACTATCTTTACCATCTCCTCTAGAAACATCTACCCCCATAATGTATTTATGTCCTTCTTCGGGTTCTTTCCATATCCACATAGATTTTTCCATTTCCGCTTTATACTTAGGTTCTAATACATTATTTTTTTCTTGGAATTCAATGTACTCATCATCGATAACGTTACCACCTGAAGAAACAAAAGACACATCTAATTCTTGTGCAATTTGTTTTTTATCTCCATTCATATCTCTACACATTTCTTCATACCATGGAGAAGAACCCTTCCAACCATCTTTAACCATAATAGTATAATCTTCAATATCTACACTATTAGTTTCATAAGTTTTACCACTATATTCCCATCTTAATGTCTCTCTACCTATAGTTTCACACTTAATAATCTCATCTTCCCCTCTTAACCATCTTAATCCCCTATTATATCTAATATCTTCATGCCACCTCATTTCAATAATATTGAAATTGTTATCGCCTTGTTTTGCACCATCATATGTTTTATAGTATAACGCATCTTGACCATTAGGGGTGGATATTAGAGTTACTTTACCACCAGTACCTAATGATGTTAAAGCAGCACCGAATACTTCTGCACCTTTATCGATAAACGCCGCTTCATCCATAACTAAGAAAGTAGGGGTATAACCCCTTAATGCATCTTTAGAAGTTGCTAACGCTTTTACTTCACATTGAGTATCTTTAGTCTTAATATGACCTTTAGATTCAATAGATAAATAAGAATCTTCCTCTCCTATCCCCCATACCCAAGATGGTATTTGATCTAAGAAATCTTTTATCTTTTTAAGAAATTCTTGTGCTAAAGTTTGTTTATTTGCTAATACTAGTACTTTCCATGGATTATTAGGATCACCAAAAGCAATTTTTACTGCAATATAGGCTGCAGTGGTAGTAGATACACCTGCCTGTCGAGGTTTAGTTACTATGTTACGATTATGTTTTTCATAAGATTTAATTATCTCTTTCTGTTTATGAAATAAGTTGAATGGGACGAATCCTTTTTGAGTTAAATCATAAGTTTTAAGAAATGTCTCTATCGCATATATCGGATCACCTAAACACTTCGCATATATCTTTAATTGTTGACCTCTATCCATAAGATAAGTTTACTAATAAATATCAAAATGTAAATAAATCGTTAAAATGCCACTAAATTACCATTTTTCCACGCTTCGTAGTTAGGTCCTAATTCGTAAGTGATTGTTCTACCATCCCTAACTTTTTTAATGATACCTGCATGTACTGCCGCTCTAAAAAATGTTGAGTGTTGTCCAGATGTTCTACCCCTAGAATTAATATATTCTAAAAATCCTGCTTTTGTTTTCTTAGGTTTATCTTGAATGTAATTTATTAACGACTGAATCATACCATCTCTTTTCTCAAAAGTTAGTCCTGCGGTTTTAGGGAATAGTTTTAACCCTTGTTTTTGCGCAAAATCATTAATTTTATTCCTAATTTCTACATCAAAACCTCTACCTCTTACTTTATCATATAAATTAGATGCTAATTGTATTGCTTTTTTAGGTGGGTTATTTTTAAATAGGTATTCTATTGCTGGTTCTATAGACATTAAAGCTCTTGCAGCAGTTTCATTTCCTGCAACAGTAACATCAAATAAATATAGTAATTGATTTAGTTCTACTGATTTCTGGGGTGGTGGTATATTAGATTCTACTAACTCATCACTAAATTTTTCTGCAATTGCATT